GAACTTGTTGTCCATACCGGTCTTTCAGGGGTTGAGTCCATGTAATTATAAGTCACGGATCGGTCGATAGAGCTTGCATTTTCTGATGGATAAAACCAAGTTACTTCACCAAAAAGGTTATTTAGTCCAGCATTAATATGTTGTCTTGGAACGGTATTTAAATCATCATAAACATAATCTTCAACGAGACATGCTAACGATTCTAGTTTACCTGTGTATCTAAAGAAACCGTTGTCTGACATCCAGTACGCTGAACCATCAACTTCAACGGCTGCATTCTTACCAATAAGTCCACAACCTGTTCCCACCTGTTGAAAGGAAAAAGTAAAAGGAGCGCCAACAAATCTCATAATGAATAAAGCATTATCGGTCCAGATGTAAATTGCATCCCGCCCTCTGATCGCTCCGATAATTCGTGTTCCATCGGCAAGTCTTTGCGTACCTGCTGAATTAGTTGCCGTAGGCGTATAGGTATTAATGTCTTCCTGATCTGACCAACGGACATACATAAAATCCTGTGTCGTTGTTGTTCCAATAGTTTCTTCTGTTCCAAAATAAATTAAGTGTCGATCCGGTGTAGAAATTAAAGAAAGTCTTGAAGCGGTCGGAGCACCACTAATAATCGTTGCCCGAGTTGCCGTTGCAGAATCAGCATCCGAATCCCATTCAAAACTTGCGCTGTCCGTAATTGTTGCAATCAGCTTGTTACCAAAATTATCCAAGTGCCATAAACCTGGCGCAATTATGGTATCACCACTTACTGGATTACCCCATTGAATATAGTCTGAAGCATCGGTCACCGTTGCTCCATCTGAATGGGATGCAGCGGTCGTATTATATTCAGCTCGAGTGATTCCTGATATTACCTCTGTAGTAGTATTGTTGGCCGTATAGGTAATAAGTTCACTATCAATTAAAAGTGTGCCTGAAGAAGAAAAACCGTCTGAAGCAGCGAGTGTTAAACTAGTAGCAGATGCATTAATAGCACCGTCCAAAGTAGATGTTACTTCTCCAGAAACCGTACCACCGTACTGTCCTAGACCCCAGCCTGATCCCTTGGCTTCAAGAGCAGGACCTACAGTATAAAAATGTCTAACTCTTATTCCACCGGATGTATCGGCTCCCGATCCACTTTCGTTTGAACCCATTTCGACTGTAATCGTTGTGGCAGTTGGTACCGTGGCGACCATAAAATCAGTATCGTCAAAATCACTAGAACTAAAATTAGAATTGGTAATAGCAGTAAAATTATCACAACGGATAATATCATATTGAGATATCCCATGAGCGCTCGCAAACGTGATCGTGACTGTGGCATCGCCATTGGTTGTTGTAAAGGCATTAGTTAATGTTGCTGTACTTTTAATAGGAGTAATATCATAAAAAATACCTCCAGAATAGACATATAAAAATCGATTGGTGCCAAGGGCTGCGTATTTTACGCCGCTAGCATTGACGAAATGGTGTAAGGCCGTGGCTCTTCCAGTTAAGGTATTATCCCCAAGCTGTTCCCAGCCTCCTATTTTTTCAGGTGTTTGATATCTAAATCGTACGTAGTCACCACCTTGCCACTGACCTTCTCCGCCAGTCGGTGTGACTTGTTTGTTGAATCCGGGTGCAAATCTAACTTTTTGTAGCATAAAACCTTTATACTGTTAAAAATACTGTCTGGCAACATTATGAAGGCTTATTAAATAATTAACTTGTCAAAGCGTCAACTTCAGCCTGACTTAATCCTAGGTTTAAGAGCTTTTGGTTTCCGCTAGATTTATCAGTAGCTTTTTGTGTAGCTGCTGATTCTTCTGCTGCATCTAATTCAGTTTTTTTATCTAAAATTTGTTGGTTCGTTATATTGGTTGGATTGCCATCTAACCATACAATCGTTGTAACATCTTCTCCGCTAATATTTACTTCTGCATCTGATTTAATTGCTATAACTGCGTCTGCTAATTGTACCATTATGCTAGTACCTCCATCGCTGTAATTGTTCCTAGTGTGGTACTAGCGTTCAGATTAAGTGTTGTTCCACCTGTAATTCCACCATAGGGTCTATATGAACATTCCGAAGTCGTACAGGGACTATCTAAAAAGTGCATAGTTACGTGCAGTCCTTTTGCCGCACCAGGCGTTTCTGCAAACGCATCATAACTTCCTACATCTGTTAAATTATTATAACCAGCACCACCTATATCTCTATAAAGAGAGAGGTACCAAGAATGGGTTGAACTTTGCATATTTACAGAACAAGTTACTAGTATTTTTGAATCGGATGCTGATGGAGTAATTGCAGCAATTAATGCCGTACTCATATCATTTAAAGTAGATGATGTTGTTGTTCGAAGTACTCCATCTGTTGCTGAAATAACTTGAGCAATCTTGCCTCCCCCAGGAGCAGCTTCAAAAACTGCACTTTTACCAGCACCAGACGATGTAAATATCTGTCCATCGGATCCTAAACTTCCAACAAGTCCAGAACCTCTTGTGTTAAAACGACTTCCTACTATTCCACTCATAAATTTTTACCTCTACTATAGTGTTTGATCTAAATAGCTAACTACAACATCAAGGTCTGCTGCACTTGCAGTTATAATACCTAGCATGTCAGTTGCTTCTATAACTATTCGACCTGTATGTTCAAAAGTTTCATTGGCTCCTATTGCTTGTGTCTTATAAATGTAATGATCTGTTCCTCCGTCATTATCGTCCACATATAAATCAAAAGTTTCAGCAGCCCCGGCTGTTTCACAAATTGTAATTGATAGAATAACGTAGCTATGCCCGCTAGTCCCATCAATCAATTTCGTTTCTGAATTTGAACAACCTGGTTTTAATGCTACTTTAAATAATTCACTTGCCATATTTTCCTCCTATTATAATCCAAACACCGCTGCTTTACCAGAACTTACAATATCTGGTGCCATTGTTCCAGCATTTGTTATTGCTCCACCGGCAGCAATAGCTATAGTCGATCCAGATAAAATTGTAAAGGTGTTTGCCGTCATTGTAAAATCATCAGCACCTGCTATTTCAAAGTCGATTTGATCATCCGTTGGTGAAGAAATTGTTGTATTTGCATTAGCATCAAGAATTAAACCGTCTGCTGTTCCATTTAAATCAATCGTTGCTGCATTTAATAATAAAGAATTCTCTGATTCATCCCATAATATATAACTACTAGCAGTAGCACCAAAGAATTTTACATCATGTCCTGTATCGTCAACACCGACCGTTATTGTACCAATGCAAGTTAATGCAGAACCTGTAAAAGTTAAATTTGCTTCCGCATCTAGTTCAGTTGTTGTTGATCCGATTGTAACAAGTTCATTAGCTGTTGCGTTGTTAATCGCTGTTACCGAACCCGTCACACTTTCCCATGCAGCAGCTGCTCCTGCACCACCAGAAGTTAAGACTTGTCCATCAGTACCATAATTAGTACCTCCGACACCTATCTCTCCTTGAGAAGTAAATCTAAATTTTTCTGTGGCTGCTTCTGAGTGTCCTGTATAAAATATTAAATCTGTTGCATTGACAGAAGAAGTAAATGTAGCTTGAGCAATAGCTCTAATAGAAGCAGCAACAGTGATAGCGTCTGTTCCTCCAGCTTCATGTGGAGCTTGAAAATCTATTTTTCCTAGTACATCATTTGCATTAATATCTGTTAGAGATGTAGCTAAAAGCAGTTTACCTGTACTAGTCGTAGCATCCGCAGATGCTCCCATAATTCTAAGTTCATCTGCACTTTCGTCCCATTCTAGATAGGCACCAGCAGAAGCACCAAAGAATTTTACATCTACTCCTGTATCATCAACACCAGTCGTAAGTGTACCATCTATTTGTACCGCGCCATCAATATCAACAGCATCTAAATTTGATGTTCCGTCAATATCTATGTTGCTACTGATATCTAATGTAGCGGCTGCTATTTCACCAGCAAAAGTTACATCGGCTCCGCTAAAAGTTGCAGCGGTTGTTGATCCTGATTTAATAAGTAAATTCGAAGAGCTATTAGTTAAAGCACCATATTGTGTACCAGCGTCTTTTAAAAGAACATCAGCGCCATCCGCATCTAAAACAATGTCTGCTGGAGAATCTATTGTAATGTCTCCAGTAACTCCTGTAAGAGTATTAGTTGATATTCCTGTATCAACCATATTTGGATTCGTGCCATCGTCAGCAGTAGCGTAAACAATTTTAGTTCCTTTATCAGTTGCTGCAAAAACAGCAGTGCTTCCTGATCCAGAAACATATTTAAATGTGACTGTATATGCGCCTGATGTGGCATTGTTAAGAATATACAATTGTTGAACATCCAAAGGAATGGTTACTGTAGCATTGGCACTAATGGTTCCCGTAAATTTTATGACTCTGTGTCCAAGAGTTGCACCTGTTGATCCATCAGAAACAGATAGTGTGGTAGTAGTTGTTACAGCTTGTGTTGTATAACCACCAGCAATTTGTTCAAGAATCTTTAAGTTAGTATTAGTTTTAGTTCCCCATGTACTGGCATTTTCGCCAGTGGCCATTAACTCTGTACCTAATCCTGTATATGTTGATGCCATATTTTATCCTATGCGCTTCCTACAAATACCTCTACATCAACTGAATCGGTATCTGCATCCGCTGTAATATCTACTAAATCATTTAATGATACTGTTAATGCCGATCCTCCTGCATGCATCGTATCGATAACACCACCACTATTATCACCTGGATAAATAAACGAGTGACCTGCATCGACTTTAATAGCAAACTCTGTACTGTCTTCATCTCTAAAGGTTAATGTCATGTGGTTGCTTGAATCTAAATTGGTAATTCTAATGTATCTAACATCATCTTCGTCAAACTGACCTGCTAGATAACTTTTTGATAAATCGGT